GCTTTTTAGGCAAAGACTTAGGAATTGGCGCACGAATGTACAAATACAGCGTTACAGGGGTTTCCAATGGTTCGCTACTTCCCATTGCTTCTATTGCGGCTTCTTTGATTAAAGACTCATAGTTTCTTGTTTTGTCAGGGGTGTAAGTTTGGACAAAGTTTCCTCGCTTTGCATACCTTGCTCTTTGTTTGCCAACAGGGTCAGCGTCTACTTTAAAAGTGACCATGAAGCTCATTTCAGGATTCTCCATGCTGTTGCTGCACACAAGGGGACTTGTCCGTTACCAATGGCTTTAAGTCTGTCCACCCTAGAGGCCACCCCATGAGCCACTCGACCCACGTTGGGTTCAGTTGACCACCATTTCCTGCTCCCATTAGCCGAGCCTCTTCGATTGTTGTGTTTTTGTTCAACAAATCCCAACTCCCACTCCCGCCACACATCCCCTTTGTCCGAGGTGTAGGCCAAGTTAGAACCGCTGTGCTGAGACTCGTTTGAGTGCCTTTCTTGCCCTCCCTGCGAATCTGTAGACCCTGCCTGGCCTCGCTGTGAACTGGTGTTGGCCAATTTGCCGACAATCCACATTCTGTCTCTCTGGTGTGGGGCATTAACATCGGCTGCTCCCATAACAGTCCATTTACAGTCATACCCCATTTGGGTAAGGTCTCCAATGACTCTAACTCCTCCTCTAGTAGTGAGCATTGGGGAGTTTTCCACAAAGACGTACTGTGATCGTACTTCGCCAACCACCCGTGCCATTTCTTTCCACATTCCGCTTCGCTCCCCATCGAGTCCATCACCCTTTCCTGCGGCAGAAATGTCCTGACAGGGAAATCCACCTGAGATGACATCGACTTTTCCTGCCCAAGGCTTCCCATCGAATGTACAAATGTCGTCCCAGATAGGGAATCTAGGTAAGAATCCATCAGCTTGCCGTTGCAATAAAACTCTGCGTGGGTAATCTTCGATTTCAACGGCTGCAACAGTTCTCCACCCGAGCAAATGTCCTCCAAGAATTCCCCCTCCAGCTCCCGCAAATAGTGCCAACTCATTCAATTTGTCCTTCTTTCATTTGACGCATATAAAACCTGACCCGATCTCTTGCTCCAGTTCCGTAGATTCTTTCGCAACGCTCAAGCCTGGCACGAACAAAATCGTTATCTCTGTTTGTTTGCCAAGTTCGGAATATCTCCCTTGCTTCGGCTTTCTCCAGAACAACTCTGTCGCCCTCATTGGATATGTTTTTTCGGCTATAACTCATGTTTTAACCAAAATTTGCATATTCGCCATGAAGTTGTACCGCTTTCTGTCGATACATTTCATGTGCCTCTTCAGGGCTGTTAAAAGCACCCAAGTAAAAATGTTTTTTATTTTGTTTGATTTGAGCAACCCACTTATTCATTCTTCTATTAAATGAAACACCCTTGAAGCCTGATTTATTCAATGATGTTTTTTTAATATTCATCATGTTTTGACATCTTGTAACCTCACGAAGATTCTGAATCATGTTGTCTTGCTTGTTTCCATTTATGTGATCCACATATTTTGGAAGATATCCATGATGGTATAAAAATATCAATCTATGAACATAAACAGCCTTCTTAAAAAACTTCATATAGACATAACCATTCGGCATCAAATTGCCTAGAGCTGTTTTTTTTGCGTTAGGTCTGATAGAAAAATCAATCCAGTACAAAAAACCATTTTCATACTTAAGGTGATTTTTAAGGAGTGTTTGAGATAAGTCCATAGGGGTTTACTCTAGGTCACCAGTAAGCTCTAAAGCTTTGTTTATCAGGTGGAGAGGGTAAGGAACACCTTCTTTGACCTTGTCAAGTAGTCTCATGGCTTCAAAGTAATTCATGCTCTTTTCCTCAACTCAGCCATCTTTGCCAAAACTTCAAGCGGAATAGGCGCTGCTTTTTTATCATCAGCTTTAATCTTTTCTAAAGCCGCATCAGGCTCATTTGATGGTGGAACTGTGACCCTGCCAATATCGGCAGGGTTTGGCTTAACAACCCAATCTGCTTTAAATGCTTGCCAACCACGAACCACACATTCCTCCAAGGCTTTCTCTAAAGTCCAATTGGCCTTCTTTGCTTCAGTAGTTATCGCATCAATGGCTCTTTGAGTTATCGGTGCTTTCTTGGCTTTCCTCAAAGATTTGAATTCCTGCCAAACAGAATCAGAAACACCGTCAGGTGTTGCAACGACAGTTGCTTTATTCTGTATCTGTTTCTTATCTGTATCTGTATCTATAGCGTTACTTTGACGTTTCTGTAACGTTTCATCATCGTTACTTGGTTGTTTCTTTTTGTCTCGATGCTTGCGAACCCTTGTGGTGCTTGAGTCTGAGACAAATTGACGTTTATCCCAATTCAACAAATTCCATTGCTTATCAATAAAATTCTTACTGATGAACAGTTGTTTTGTTTCAATGAGTTCTGCTTCTGATAAGCGCAACTGAAACGCTATCTCTGTTTCATGTAACGTTTCAAGTGTCTCGCTACATCTAAGGCACATAAGCATGACATAGCGTCTTTGCATAGCCTCTGGAAGCATTTGAATTTTAGGGTCGTGTGCGAACTCCGAATAGAGTCGAAACCAAGGATTAGCCATAGTGTGTGCCGCTTTTTAAACCACCCTTAAAGGAATTGCCAGCAGGAGAAGGGTTAACTCTTTTCGGTTGGGTAGCAACTCCCGACCTAGCTGGATTCCATAATATCAAAACAATTCTACTTTGTAAATCAAATAAATTGATTGTTGGTGATCTCTTTCGCAGGTTTTGGTCTGCCAAGCAATCGTTTAGCCTGTGCATTCATCACAGCGTACTCTGATTTACTAAAGATGCCTTTGGCGTTTCTGATGTCAAAAGGGTTTAGTAAGCAGCGAGTTTCGTCTTTTGGCTTGCTCTCAATTAGATGATCTGCAAGGGTGTACTTGGCAACTCTGTAGCGACCAACCTTGACCTCTTCTGTGGTTAGCTCACCTTTGTATCTCAACTTCTTAGCTGTGGACAATACAGAGGATTTAGGCATTCCTGTTAAATCACAGACTTCTTGTGAAGTAAGTGGCCCATTCTGTAGAGCTTTAATGATCATGGCTTGAGTCATTGGTACATTTCCTGAATGTTTATTGGGCGGTTTAGATGATTCTCTAAAGCCCTGGCTAAAAGAGCGACTACAGCGGCATTAAAGTCCTCTGGTTCGTCCACGTATGCACTGCACATTGTGATTGCGTAATCAAGCAATGTTTCAGCACATTTTTGTTCAATTTGTTCGATGTTCATGCGGTAAATATAAGAGTTTTAATGGCCCTGTCTATTAGGGTTTGTCCTAGTATTTTTATTGAAAAAAGTAGTTTACAGTCCATACACCTTAACAAAACAGGAGAAGGTTAATGAATGTTCAAGTACTCCGTCATGTGCGTCAATTGTTTCAAGGATATAGCGTTGACAAGCAGACAAAGAGATCATACGAGCGCCAATGGGTTCGTTCTGTCAGAAATCTTGGTGACAAGTATTTGTTAGCAAAAAAGGTAGAGCGAGTTCAATAAAATTTAACAGGAGTGAATATGAAAAACGAACCAGCATTTCCACAAAATAATGATCGTATTGTTGCATCTTTATCAATCGCTAACAGTCAAGGCATGACTTTGCGTGACTACTTTGCGGCTAAGGCTATGCAAACACTTGTTAGCAAACACAGCCATGAGGGTGATGTTTCTCGTAACGCTTACAAAATTGCAGACGCAATGCTGAAAGCCAGACAGGAGTGAATATGCCGATATTGAATGGAAAAAATGTAGTAAACCTTCAGGTAGATGGAGTAGACAGTAGAGACTATCCAGACTTCTCTGATGCTTACTTTTCAAGTGGATCTTATGAAGATGGAACACTATTGACAGACGATGAGTTGGAAAGACTTAACGATTTGGCAGCAGATGTTCTATGGGAAATGGCTTACGACAGTCTCACATGAAAACACTATTCCAAACCTATGTGGAAGAGTTTTCTGACATCCACTACTGCCCTTATTGCTTGACAACTAAAGGGAATAAAATAGTTTGCTGCCAAGAAGCAGACTTTATTGGGTTCAAAGATTTATATCTGGACCAACAAAAGCAAATCATTGAAGACGAGTTAAATAATCATTTTTAAGGAAAAATCATGGGCGTACATAAGAAGTTAATGGAAGCAAGAATTGCATTGCAAGCGGCTCCACTCAAGAAGTCTGGTCACAACAAGTTTGCAGGGTATCAATACTTTGAACTTGGTGACTTTCTCCCAACAATCAATCAGATCTTCCACAAGGTTGGATTGTGTGGCGTAGTTTCGTTTGACAAAGAACTGGCTACTCTGTGCATCACAGATACAGAAGATGGCTCTCAGATCGTTCTTACAAGCCCTATGGCAGAAGCTAACCTAAAGGGATGTCATCCCATCCAAAATTTGGGCGCTGTAGAAACCTACACTAGAAGATACCTATGGGTTTCAGCAATGGAGATTGTTGAGCATGATGCGCTTGACTCTTCTGCTCCCATCAAAGAAGAGAAGCAAGCTCCTGTGATTACACCAACACAAGGTGCAACAGACAATATTCCTCCAGAGGAATTACAGTACTTGCAAGAGTTAGCAGTTGAACTGATTGCTACTTGTGAGCAAGGTGATCCCAAGGCAGCTTGGGTTAAGTTGGAAGGGGAGAACTTGGATGATCAACAAAAGATTGCCCTGTGGACACTCCTTCCCAGTAAAGTGCGTTCATCATTAAAGAAAGCTAAGGAAATTTAATGGACAAGAGAGATAACAGTGGCGTTCTTTTTAAGAACGATAAAAAAGAGACAGGCAACCACCCTGACTACAAAGGAAATATTACAGTCAATGGTCAAGATTTTTGGCTATCTGCATGGATTAAAGAGGGTAAGGGAGGCAAGTTCATGGGACTAGCACTCTCACCTAAAGAGCCACAAGCAAAACCATCAGCAAGGTCTAAAGCAACAGGCTTTGATGACGAAGATTTGCCGTTCTAATATTCGGGGGGAAAGCGGATGCTGTGCCAGTTGCAATGACAAGCATCTGACTTAATGCACAGACGCAGCGAGTACCCCCACCACAATTCAACAGGAGTTAATGATGGACTATAAGAAAATATTTAAGACGATGTTCCCAATTGGTGAGTTTCCACGAGTGAGAAGCTCAGATCCAGTAACATCTTTTGAGGCAGCAGAGCAGATTAAAGAATCTGCTAAACAACATCACCAGGTCATCCTAGAATGCTTAAAAACACATGGTGCTTTGGGCAAAGATGGTATAGCTGCATTGACAGACCTAGATGGTAATCAAGTCGCTAGACGCTTAAACGAGATGAAAGTATTAGGTCTTATCCAACTAACTGGCAAAACAGTTAAATCAAACTCAGGCAGAAACGAAAGAGAGTGGTCAATATGAGTTATGCAGATTTAGAAATGAAAGTTGTGCAGTGGGGTGAGGCTCGTGGCATTGTCCAGAACAGCACAGCATTTGCTCAAGCACTCAAAACTAAAGAAGAGTTAGATGAGTTGTTTGACGCTATCAACAATGAAGATAGAGAGGCCATCAAGGATGCCTATGGAGACATCTTGGTGACCCTTATCTTGGGTTGTGCTTGTATTGACCTTGATCTCGTAAGTTGCTTAAAAGGTGCTTATTTAGAAATCAAGGACCGCAAAGGATATCTCAATGAATATGGGATATTTGTTAAGCAGTCAGAACCTGCATAGCGTGATTTATGTGCTTAATTCTGTCGTCTAGACCAATAAAACCGCCATTGATCTTTTTGGTCATGGTTTTGTAGTCACGAACATCTGCAAATTGGTTGAGTTTCTGGGTATTCCAGAACCAACCAGCAGTGAGAGCCGCATACATTGGAGTTGCAACCAAATCAGGCTCCATCACAAAATCCACCCCTAGAGCTTGCCCTGCATGATAGTAATTAGCATGGCCTGTCAACTGGATGCAACCCCTGCCTCTGAAACGATATCCATCACCAGAGGCTTCATCCCTGTTTCCCATACGTGAGCTGTAAACAGTATTGGCAATAGCCTTTGGATTACGAGCGCACATCTGTGCTTTGGTAGCATCAAAGCGTTTAGGCCATAACTTTTGCAGAGCTTCTGCACGATAGTTCAGGTTCTCCTCTAAGATCTTAAAATTACCGCACTCATGGCTACATTGACCAATAAACGATGCTTGGCGTACTGGAGTACTGATATCAAAACGCTCAAAAGTTGCGTTCAAAGCATCAACCCATTGCTCACCAATGTGTAGCTTTGCAAGTTGTTCTTTATTTACCATTTAACAAATTCCTTACATCGTTATAAGCATCTATACAGGCATTTAGTTGGGCAGTGTTTCTATCACCCTGAGCAACTATTTCTGCGATGGCTTGGAGGGTTGCTCGCTCGGCATCAGAAGCTTGGTCAACCTGTCTGTCAGGTTCACTTCTTGTTTCTGGATTTGTGGGGGCAGCGGGGGTACTTGCGGGGGCTTGTACACAACTGGCGGTGGGGAGGCGCACCCTACCAGCACGAATGGCAGAATCCAAAGCACTTTGTTTTTGATTGACAACATTTGTAGTCTCCTGAAGTTTGGTGGCAGTAGAGTTAATTTGCTCAGTAAGTTTCAGTTCAGTCTGACGAGATTCCTCATTCTTCCGAGCAATCTCAATCTGCATTTCAGCATCACGATCTGACCATCCGAAATGGTATCCACCACGATATGTACCAAATAAGATCACGAATGACCCAACCAGTAGCCAAGGAAGTGGTATGCCAAACATTAGTCAACCTCTTTTCTTGCCATAGCTAAATGCTCACGATATTCATTGTCTTCCATGTGGTCTGGAGGAGTGCTTGGAGGTGGCGGTGGAGTCCAAGATTCATCCAACTCAGGATTAACCCACTTAGGAAGGTCACTGGAAGGCGCTGTCAATGTGTAAGTTGGTTGTTGACCAGAAACGCTTGTAACGCTCGTTTGTGGTGGGCAGGTAGGTTGTGTTGTACTAGGTGGATTTGAAGGCTTGATGGCGTTATTAACGGCTCCTACAGCCCTTTTGGACATAACTCCACCAATTCCACCAACAATCAGCAGAACAATGTCGTTCAGCATCTTGGTATATGCTTGGTCAATAGGAGCCATTGACTTGATTGGTTGTGTCACAAAGGTGACAGAGTACAAAAGTGCAATAACAATAAAACACAAGATCAGGGTGACTATGACAACCACAAAGCCCCAAACTCGTACTTCAATGTCTTCAGGGGTTAGGTTTTTCTGATTGGACATCATTAACTTTTTTCTCCAAGATTGGTGCTACCAGATATTCTGGACACATTTGAGTAAATAGACACTTAGGCTTCTGACATTGCTCTAAATGGAAGTTGTCTGGGTTCTGACATGGATATCGATAAACATCTTTGCATCCAGTTAAAAGTAACACTAAGAACAGATATCTCATGCCATTACATCCACTTGAGAAGCCTTAACCCATTGAGTTTTGATCTCTTGGGCTTTTTGTTGATGCTGGACCTGATGGTTCAACTCTGCCAACCTTTGCATATTTTGTTGGTGGATCACCCTATGAGCCTCCCATAGCATACGAGCATTCTCTTGATAAGTGGTAATTTTCATAACCCAATCTTTCCAAGTAAAAGGTTAACAATCTTGTCTGACAAATCATCAGGCAAGAACCTTAAGAATCCTAGAAACCACCAAGCAGCGCACCCGTAGCAGAACACCCTGCAAAACAAGTCGAATTGCTTCTGGTACTCGTTCATCTACCACAACCGCCCTTCGGACATAAACTCATCAACTCATTGATACCAATAAAGACCAGTAGTAGAACAAAAGCAACACCACCAACAATCATGGCTATCTCTTGCATTTCTTCTTCTTTAGCCTTGGCCTTCTTTTCCTCGGCCTTCAATGCTGCCATCTCTTTGGCATCATCCCTGTCCATCTCAGCTTGACGGGCCTTGATCTTGTTCCAGACATCAATCTTTCCTGTCTGCATGAACAACATCTTTAACTCTTCCTCAAAGGCTCTGGCTTGCTCTAGTGCCATCTCAATCTGAAGAGCAGCACCCATGTTCGAGCCTTTCTTCTCCCTCTTTGCTTGAAGCATGGCCTTTGTTGCTTGACTCTTAGCATCAAACATCTTGCCAATCATGGGGGCAAGACCACCTAAATCGTTGGCTACCTTACTAGCCTTCTTAACCATTGAAATGGCACTCTGTAGGCCATTTAGAGCTGTGATTGGATCAATCATTTCTTCTCTACCTTCTTCCATTCAATACAGTAGACCCTGCGGTTGTAAACATCTCCAACCCAAGTCCACTTAACACACCTGTATTCAATAGATACAGCCAGTAAAAAACTAATCATATCCAAGCCCAAATTATTATGGATAAACTCCAAATGACAAGGGCAACCATACTGACTGCCGCAATAGTTGCAAGCAGCCAGTCTTTCATGTTATCTAAACAGGTCTAAAAGACCCTTAATAGGTTTCTGTGGAACAAATTGATCTGGGTTATTTACAGATTCATTCATTGCTTGACCCATTGCTGTCCCCATACCGCCAGCTCCTTGTAATTGTTCACCAAGTAAGAATCGAGTTCCAGTTTGGCTAGAAAGTGCATTAGCTAATCTGTTTGCACCTACTGGCACAGCGGCAGCAGATGCGGCACTAATTAATCCAGTGCCAAATCCACCCATCCCTAAACCTTCAGCAATCTGACCACCCAGGCCAAAACCACCTGCAATACCACTTCCACCCGCTACATAAGGCAATAGTGCTGCACCAGTTGCAGGTGCTACCTTTGGTGTAACAGCACCACGAGTTGTATCAACAATGTCTCTCAACAAAGTTATTTCATCTAAAAGTGCAGGGTTATCTGCAAATGCAACACGTTGTGCAGTTGGACTATCTGGTCTGCCAAGATTCAAAGTTCTTGTAAATGCAGGTGCTGAGAAACCAGTAGCCGCATCAGGATTAATAGCTCTGTTTCTAGCTTCATTCAAGATAGAGTATTGAGCCGCTTGTTTACCAGTTGGTGACATCAAGCTAAAAGCAAGTTCTGCCGTTGCAGGATTCTTGTCAAAACTAAAGTTTTGCGCTACCAAATCAATATCATTTTGTGGTGTCTTGCTAGATACAAGCTTGTAGATGTTTGAATCTTGTCTAAAAGGCAAAACAGTCTCTTTAAATTGAGCCATTGCCTTTTGGTGTTGTGCGCCAGCAGGTGTGGTCAATGGAAGACCATCAGGACCAAATCCAGGTGTTGCCCATACATCCACATCATCAGCTAAACCTTTGTATAGTTGATTTATTGAATTTAACTGTTTCTCGCTATAAGAGCCAGGCACAAGACCCTTACGAACACGTTCCATTTCAGAAAAAACTGTAGATTGCAAATCACGCAATTCTCTGTAAGAACCACCGCCATTTTGAATCAATGTATTTAGCTTCTCAATAGTTTTTTCAATGACAGGAGTCTGAGAGGTAGATGGAAATTGATTGATAACATCAATTGTTGCTTGGTTTGTATTACGCAACGGGATGATGTCATTACCAGCCAAAGCCTCTGCTTGCTTAAATTCAGGGCTTACATTTGATTTAGCAGTTTGATATTGTTTACGTAAGTCGTCAGCAATAATCTTCTTCTCGCCACCTTCAGACATTCTTGATGGCTTAAGGTTTTCAGTAGTTTTTTCAATTAACTTTTTAACTTGATCTGCTTTTGTTTGATTTGAGGATTCTTTTGAAAAACCCAATTGACGCAATTTGTCAATAGTCCCTGCACCTGGGCCACCAACATCACCAACATCTACATTAACACCACGTTGGCGAGCAGATTCAATAAGTTGTCCTGATACTGGTTCACGATATTGTGTGCCTGTTGGAACATTACCCGCTCTAGCGGCAACAGCACTAGCAGGTAAACCTGCCGCCAAGTTAATGCCAAGCAATGCCAATGGGTTATTGATATCAAACTGACTACGAGCAGTCTCAGCAGCTCCAGTACCAACAGTAGCACCTGCCACTTGAGCAACAGGTTGAGCCGCTAAACCCTGACCAACTGCCTGAGTAGTCGCTCTTCCAGATTGTTGCAATATGCCACCAAGACCACCAGTTGCAGGAATACCTGCTACCGCACGAGTCACATTGCCAATGCCACGTTCAAAGTTTGTCTGTGGTTGTGGCAAACCAAGCATAGTTGCAATGTTTGACATGGACTGACTTGGAGTACCAAGTTGACTACCAGTAGCCCTGTTAATCAACATATTCAAAGGTGTGCCAACAATGTCAGCAACCTGACCAATACCTTCAAGGCCATAGCGAGCAGTTAAGCCTACCTGACGGGCAACAGAGTCTTGATTCTGTCTTACAGGTGCTTTGGGTACTATTTGTTGTCCAAGTTGAGATGGATCAACATCACGATAACCAGCATTTTGCTGTTGCTCTGGTGTAGCCATGCCTCTCAGATCAATTTTTGGTGTTGCTTGACCAAGCATAGATGGGTCAATATCACGAAAAGTAGCCATGTTTGTACCTACAACTTTCTGTACGTAGTTTTGCGTTTCTTTGAATGGAGGAACACCACCATACTTCTCAACATTGCTAGGTCCTGCGTTATAAGCGGCAGCAACCAATGTAGGATCTTGAAATCTTTGTGTTAACTGGCCTAGATATTTAACACCACCTCTGATGTTATCTTTCCAATCCATTCGGTTGACACCAAGATCTTTGGCAGTTGCGCTCATCAACTGCATAGGTCCATAAGCACGATCATTAAACCTTGTTTTAGGACCTATAGCGTTAAACGAACCACCAGACTCAGTTTCTACAATCTTTTGCACCAAAGAAAAAGGAACGCCTTGCCTTTCGGCTTCTTGCCTAGCAAACTCGTAAACTTGTTCTTTGGTAGCCATTAGTCATAAACCCTGAAAACGCCATTTGGCAATTGATAAGCAGTTTTACCTCTGTCAGGACCACTTGTCACAGGGAAACTAGGCAAATACTTACGCAATTTAGGATCTTCAAAAATTGATGCACTACCTTGTGGAGTTTGTGACCATTTCTCAACCACATCAGGCACAGGATTCTTGGTTACATAGTTGTAATAATCCTTCTTGCGCTGATTTGCAACCCTAGTAACATCTAAGTAATATTGGACAGCTTCTTTAGGATTTGTAATTTGTGGTCCACGAGATGCACTAAATTGAATATCTTTATCAGAAGTTGCACCAACTAAATCTTGGATGTTGGCAGAAGCTACATCAGCAACAGATTGCAAGAACAAAGGGGAATCAACTGCCACTGCTTTTGCTCTTTCACCACCAATTCCCAAGCCACTTGCAATAGCCGCAGCTTCAGACTTAAATGCCGCAAACTTACCTGGCTCAAACGCACCACGATTGATAATGTTTTGCAGGTTTTGCAAACTTGCATCAGAGCTTGAAGCCGCTTGGAATCCTTTAAAAGCCGCTTCTCTGATTGGCTTGTAACCTTCAAAAGCTTGAACTTCAGAAGGAGACAGTGCTGTTGGTTGACCTAATGCTTGTGCTTCAGTAACACGCTGTGTTCGGCCTGTTGCTGGAACAACAATATTAGTAGGTGTTGTTTCTAAAGTTGCTCTACCTTGACCTAATCTTTGATTGTAATTTAGTGTTTGCTCTGCCTGAGCGCCACCAGGAAGTATGTTAGTAAAGAATGCTCCAGTTGGGTCAATACCAAGTTGTTGATTTGGCCTAACTTCAGGCAATGTAGTAGCAAGTTTTGCTTGCACTCCTCCAACTACAGGCATAGACTCAAATCTACCAGTTCTGCTGTTGTATTGGGTTTGAATTTGATCTCTTTGTTGCGGCAAAGACCCAATAATATTTCCTTGGTTGTCAACACGCAAACCATCAACAAATGTTGGTTGCATTGCTTTCAATGTTTCACGAATTTGTGGTTGTGCAGGATTACCAGACAAGCGCAATGAGTCTGACAATGCTCTGTTGAAATCAATAGGTGCATTCAAAATGTCTATTTGGTTTTGACCTGCGGCAACAGTAGGACCACGGCCTCCTGCCGCTAATGCTCGTTGACCTGCTTGAGATGGAGTTGGAGCATATTGCTCTAAGAAACTACCAACTTCACCACGCTGACGTTGTCTCTCTTTCATCTCAGAAATAGCTTTTTGACCACTAATGTACTGATCAGGTACAGACATAGCAGACCTTAAGCCCATTGCAGGATCATTGCTTAACAAAGAGCCTAGCAAGAACTGAGTTGTAGCTTGCTTTTGCAAACTTTCTTTCTCAGTATCACTAAGACCAGTAAGTGCCGCATCAGACAGCAAACCAAAATTGAAAGCCATATAAACTCCTTAAATACCAAGCGCACCAAGCAAACCTTGGCGTGAACCAGAAGTTGTTTGCATTCCAGATCCACCACCAATGTTGAGTCCCAACGCCTGATTGATAATCTGTTGTTGTTCCAAAGGCAGATTGCGGATTGCATCCAATTGCTGTTGTGTGTACTGCTGTTGGAATTGACCTTGAGCCGCCAAGTTCTGAGCGCCTTGGAAGCCCATCTGTTGAGCATTCTGAGCAATACCTGCCATTTGACCTGCGGCAGCTAAGTTCTGCTGATTACCCGCTAAACCTGCTTGTTGGTTAGCCAAGTTTGCTTGCAAGAAGTTTTGCTGATTAGCCAAACCTGCTTGTTGTGTCAAACCTGCTTGTTGAGCATTAGCCGCATTGATTGCCGCTTGGTTAGCCAAACCTGCCTGATTAAATGCAGAAGCACCAAACTGACCTGCTTGGTTCAAAGCACCCATGTTTGCCAAGTTGGTTGCTTGTTGATTGCCCGCATTGAACTGAGCCATCTGGTTCTGTGCGGCAGCGTTCTGTGCGGCAATAGTGTTTTGAGCGCCAGCACCAAACTGAGCGGCTTGGTTGGCAGCGGCCTGAGTTGACAAACCTGCTTGCTGAAGTTGTTGGGCATTAAACTGAGCCATTTGGTTCTGTGCCGCTTGGTTTGACAAGTCTGCAACATTACCTGCTTGAGCGCCAAACTGAGCCGCCTGATTAGCCGCAGCTTGAGAGGCTAATCCTGCTTGTTGGAGGTTACCAACATTGAATTGTGCCATCTGATTCTGAGCCGCTTGGTTAGCCAGATTAGCTTGCTGTTGAGCTTGCATATTAGCTTGACCAGTAGTGACATCAACACCTTGATTAGCCAATGCCGCACGTAGACTTGCATCTTGGTTAGCCAAACCAAACTGACCAGACAGAGCCAAAGCCTGTTGGGTAGTGGCGGCATCTTGTGCTTGGTTAAGTTGTTGAGCTTGCATTGATCTAGATAAATCAGCTTCAGAAGCTTGTTGAGCGGCTTGGTAAGCGGCAGCGTTCTGTTGGGCAACCAAACGAGCGGCATTCTCACCAAAGGCTCGATTAGTCTCTGCTTCAGCAACACCTTGGCGTGAACCACCAAAGGCTCTAGCGGCAGTAGCACTAGCCGCAGTCTGTTGTTGTTGCAATTGTCTAGAACGCTCTAGATCTCTCAAAGATTGATTTGTGACCTCTTCAGTATAAGGATTCATGTACTGCTGAACATTCTGGTTTAAGAATGAACCTGCTTGTACATCACGAATATTCTGACGAGCTTGTGGAGCAATCTGACCCAAAGCAGTAGAGGCTACTTGTTGACCAGAAACACCTGCCGCACCAACTTCACGAACAGTATCTCTATTCATCTGAGCGGCAAGAGCCTGTGCTGAAGGACCTGCTTGTTGTCCAGTAAATCCTAATGAGGTATAACCTTGACCCCTAGCAGTAGCGGCAGGACCTGCCTGTTGACCAGTAAAACCAAGAGACTGATAACCAGTGGCTTGTGCTTGTGTAGCAGGACCAGCAGAAGCTGATTGAGCCGTAGCAGGGTTATAGCCTGTCTGAGCCGCCATAGCAGATGGAGCTACTTGAGCGCCACCAAATTGCTGTGCTTGGACATTCTGAGGCTGATAGTTTGCCGCTCTGTTAGCGACATCAAATGAAGCACCAATACCTTGGAATATGGCATTATTTGGATTAGCAAAGTCTCTGGTTAACTGAGCTGCACGTGCTTGATCTGGGTTGTATCCCGCAAACTGGCGAGGAGCTAATTCTCCAGCAACATCTCTGGATGTTTGCACATTTTGCAAGTAAGCATCACGCAATGCAGGATCAAGCTGCGCTGTTTGTTGACTAGAACCACCAGACATAATTACACCTCCGTAGAAAGCCAATAATGTGTTGGCTTCATGTTAAATTTAGATACAAAAGTTCTTGACCAACCCCTACGTCCTGTCAGGGTGATTTTTTGGCATCCCATGTCTTCAGCGAACTTCTGAATACGGGGGGTGATGGTTTCTAGATCTGCTAGATCACCTGCCGCTAAAAATATGTGCAATACCCTCATTCTTGGGAATATCTGCACTTGAGTGACTACTGCGCTGTTATCACTTGTCCATAATTGCATCGTACTACTGTCAATACAGTCGGCTACATCTTGCATATTATGCGTATTATCGTATTCTAAAGCAGGTTCTAAAATTTTCTCTACTTTTTTAAAATATACAGCCCATAGTGGTAGTTCACCATCTACTTTATATTTCTCGTAGTCAATCATCTCAAACTGCCAGGTTTCCCATCAAATCTGATAACACCGACTCGCCAATCAGTTAAAGCAACACCTTCAATCTTTACTGCAATCTGTCTACCAGTTAAACGAACTGATGTAGGAGAAGACAAGGTATATGGCCCATGTGTATATTTAGTAGTATTTGGGTAGAATTTAGTACTAAAACTAGCCCTGACATCACCTGCAGTCTTCTCATCAGGAACTAATCCTGTAAGACTCATAACCCTGTCGCCATTACCTAATTCAACTGGTCCTGACTCAGCAAATAGTGTCTGTGAATCATAGTTGTTGCCAACCTCATGCTCATAGACATATCCATCTGAGGAAACCAGAATAGGGTTGCTAAAAATACCTTTGTCTGTACCGCAAGTACGATCTAAAGTGCCAATAGACCAATGATTCTCACGATAGTTATAGGTCACATAGGAATCTACCTCATTGGTAGACACACTTGGGTAATACCACCAAATCTCACCAAATGTTGAGTTATGGACGCAATAAACTTTAGAGGCTTGGGTAGTGTTCAGGTTGCTAAAAACAAAGTCAGAGACATCTGATGGCAAAGGCTTTACAAAGCCATCGTATATCCAGAATCCTGATCCAGACATCCAAATACAAGCATTGTCAGTAGCGGCTACTGCTTGCTTAGAAATAACTCCACAACCTGTGCCAACACGCTCAAAACTGTAAATAAAGGGTGGGCCAATGTAAGTAGCAGTATGGACATCCACATCTGTAAACAAGATGGTAGTACCACGAATCCGCTTAGAACACTGCAAAGAGCCAATGGTTGTTAGCTCAAAATCACCCGCTTGGTTGGTGGCGGCAGGAGTCCATACAGTATTGTTTTCTTGGTCACACCACTGTACTTTACGAGGATTACCACCCGCACCCAGAGCAAATAAGAAACGCTCTTGAGTTACAACCAAACCAGTACAACTAGTAGGAGCATTTGTAATGGCGGCAGCATCTACACCAGTATCCAACTGCCATTCAAGGAGCTTTCCATCCTTAGATGAGCAAGCAACCAAATACTCACCCCATGTATCCATAGACCATGTAGTGGCAGGAGTTACAGATCCCAAGTCTGGTCTGGCAACACCATAGGCAAAACTTCCATAAGTGCCATAGCCATAACCAATCTTTTGGACTGCATCTGCATCACCAACAGTAAAACTGGTAGGCGTAATGTCTGTTAAAGTATTACTTTCACTCAGAACATAGAGTTTTGAATGTGTCCCAATACCAATTCTTCGGTTATTGGAGTTATCACGCCAGTTAAGAAGACCTCTAGCTTTACCAGTTAGTTGAGTGGTTGTACGCTTTCTCCATCCACCAACAGGGCGAATAGTGCCTTCAAACCAACGAACTAGGTTAGAACTATTCCAACGTCCTTTAGCCTGATACTCTGTACCATTCTTGAATACACCTGGAGGAATTTGGAGCGGAATGTAGGCCATACTTTGTCAATCAGGTAGGTTGGAAACAAAGCTCATTGTAGCAATAACGCTAGGAACTGCAGGTCTTGTTGGGCTAGTGCTAGTCCCAAAATGCTCAATATTTACACCAGTATTTTCAGTTCTCCACATAATTTCAATGTAATCATTAGCAGCCATGTCAACAAAGAAATTCAATGCAGCAATGATATGACTTGGATCACCAGTGCCTTTTCTAGCTACTAGGTGAAATCTGCTATTTGAGTTGTCAATGTTTGTCCCATTCTTGCGAAACCAAACATCAACATCTTGACCATCATTTGTGGTGTTTTTAAACTGAATGGAAAACTGTAAATTGTAAAGACCTGGGTTACTTACATTTAATCTTGAGGAGTTAGATAAAGTTACACCATTAGAGAAATCTGTTGTGTTAAATGTAATCGCATAGGCAACAGTTGTACTAGCGGCAGTTTGGTCTGTAGAGTCTTGAAACGCACCATAAGGAAAGTTGATGTACTTGCCACCAACTCTAGCAGTTAAGGCTTGAACAGCGTTAAGTAGTTTAATGAAAAACAACCTCAATGTGCCATTATTCTGGTTCTGTACTTCTTGAGAGTAAGAAACACCAGAAGTCCCCAAATTAGGAACTGGTGGTACATCTAGTTGCTTCTGACTAGACATTACTTTTTAATCCAAGTTTGCCAAACAGCACCTGCTGCCAAGATCAAACCACCAACCCACAAAACAGGTTGAGCAATAGAAGCTATCCAATTCAGAACCTTGACAGCACCTTTAGCCGCTTCAATAGCGCCTACTAGATCACTAGTGTTTTTATCAATGGTATCTACTTTGGCTTCAACTGCAACCAGTCTTTCGTAGATTTGTGCATGGGTTACTTCTTGCATGACTCACTCCGATGGCTCTTTAGGCAATTGTGCATCAGCCTGTTCTTTGATCTTGACTATCAGAGGCCATACACCAGACTTAGCTGGCATCTCACCCAATACATTCAAGATGAATTGGAGTTCGTTTGTTTCCAACTCTAATTTCATGCTTGACCCCAAGGAGTTCCGCTAGCTTTTACAGGATTCTTCTTCAATTCAATCTGAGCCGCCAAAGAAGCCTCTGTAGCTTCCTTGTCAACAGATTCCCACACCCAATTAAGGACTGTGGCTTCTGTGAGGTTTGCATAGGGAATCGTAGGAGTGCCTTCAGCCCATGAGACTGTTGCGTAGGCAGAGGCAGAGTGTTCTCCATCTACTGCGCTAACTTGCCAATGACAGCAATAAACAAAGCCGTCTGATGTATTTCGATCAAGATTTGAGACTGACCAGTTGTATGTAATAGCCATGATGTTTTCCTTTAAGGTTAGATGCCTGCGTCTGCAAGGCGTTTACGAAGTGATTGTATTTCTGCCCACATCACAGGGATAAGAGCAGAAGCATCCATTTGCTGATAGACAGGGTTTCCATCTGCATCTACTGCATCTTTTTCACCAGTATGTGCATAGGCGGGTGTTTCGTGAGCAATAAACATTGGACGCTCTTGTGTAGCGCCTTTCATCTTACCCATGTAAACAGGAGTTGAATCAATCAATGCACCACTACCAGTTACAGGGCCGCTAATGTCTTTAGCTCTGTAATCAGATGCTGTGTTGTACGCAACAAGACCAGCGCCTCGGTTATAAGTGATTGAGCCTCGTGCTGTATAACTTCCTTCAGTACCAAATTCAAAAAAATAATTGTTTCCAGAAGTTGCTCCGTTCCACATAGAAACAGGTTGTTGACTTGCTGTGGAGGAATAAAAAGTGCTTGCCGCACCTGCTGATGTTGTAGTCCCAACTAGCAAGCGACCGCTTGAGTCTATACGGGCGCTTTCAGACCAAGTTATGGTGCTACCAGCAGTTCCAGTTGAAGTTGCTACTGACCAAATGTGGGATCCCAAAAACTGGTTGTATCGTGTTGGCTTGTAAGTAGAAGCAGTATTTTGATAAACCCAATTACTAGAACTGTTGTAATAGGCATTGGTTGTCATGTTGCTGTCATCGCCAAAGCTAGACAACCCTAATGAATAAGTAGCGCCAATCTGCATTGCTTTTGCGGCAGATTGCCAAGCACTAGGAGTAACTCCCAAGCCTAGATTGCCTGAGGAGTCGAGGCGGGCGGCTTCTGTTGCGTTTGTAATAAAAAGCAGATTGGAAGCGGCTTCAGTTCCCATTACCATAGAACCAGTTTGTGCCATTACAGAATTGCCGCCACGAGGCGCATTAGCACCTGAGCCAATTAAAATGTAGTTGGATGCACTAGAACTATCCGCAATTCTTGTTTGACCAGATACATGAAGTTTTGCCGCAGGACTACTTGTACCAATACCCAGACCTGTGCTGGTTAGGCGCATTTGTTCTGAGCCTGTAATGTTCCAAATATGGTTAGTAGAACTAATTGAGTTGGTTAAATATCCACTAGAAGTAAAGCCTATTGGGTATGTTTGAAGACTTCCATAATACGAATACCCTGTTGGAATTCCTTGTCCATTTGTAGAACCAGAGTCGTTAAAACCCATGACAGTATTTGCTTTTCCTGTCGTTGTATTTGTAATATATGCGTCTGTACCTTGTGCATGAATACGACTTAAAAGTCCCGAAAAAGTACCTGATCCTGTAGTTGCAAAGTTAGTCCCATCAAAAGTAAGCGCAGAACCGCTTGTAACAACCTTAGAGCCGTTTAAATACGCTACTCCGTTAGCAGTACCTCCAGAGAGGGTTACTGTGCTAGAAGCCGCTAATGTTGTGAAAGCGCCAGAGTCTGCAGTGCTTGAACCGATAGCAGTACCATCAATCGTACTAGATGTGCCAGTAACAACCAGTGTTCCTGCTACTGATAATGTCTTACCAGAACCAACATTTAGACCAACACTAGTACCAGTGCCATCACCCTTAAATACAGCATCTACTGTATCTAAGTCAGTATTAATCTTAGTACCCCATGTGTCGGTGGATGCACCAACTTCTGGTTTGGTAAGTCCTAGGTTGGTCGTTGTGGTATCTGCCATTTTTTCACCTCTATGCGGCTATTTGCCAAGTTTCGCTATTATCTGCCACTGCAGTCCAAGATTTACTTGAATCATCAATTGCAGTCCATGTTTCAGATCCATCTGTGATTGGAGTCCAGGTTTCGTCTGTATCGCTAGTTGCAGTCCAAGTCTCAGATACATCATTCTCTGGCAACCATTTTAAGTTACCAGAAACACTCATGCTAGATGTGCAAGAAATACTTAAAGAAGCACTCT